ATTTCAAGGTCAATTTCCATTGACACATACTCAGACAACATTGAAGTTAACTCAGCCTCAGCATCAACAGAGTGGTAAGCGTTCAAGTCTTGAGCGAATTCAGGAGTCCAGCTTGCTTTCAACTTACGAGTCTTAGCAGTTACTGGGATAGAGCGCATTTGGAGTTCAATCTCAGGGATGTTGAGATCAGTATCCATATAGCGGTTGTTAGCGTCTACTGGCTTGGCTTCGAAGTCTCCGCGATTGTTATTGGTAGGCTGAACGGAGTAGAGGAAGTTAGTAGCTGTGGACGGCGTACTGATAGACGCAGTTACAACAAAGAGTACATTAGCACCAGAAATTCTAGTGAACGCGGGTAAATATTGACCTACTTCTAGCTGTACAGATTTAGAAATTGGAACAAAGGATCTAACCGCTAAGGTATCCAAGTCAGTTGCTGACGATGTTGGAATCGCCCAGGTTTTCCACTCTGTGGTTACTGATGCCGTATAAGCACCGTCAAAGTTTACATCACTCTGATTTGCACTTCCAAACACAACAGTAACATCTGCGCTACCGGTCTTAGTGTTTGAAGAGTATCCAAAGCGACCTGCACCATAAAGACCGTCAGAAGCGTCTGCGTCAATGGTTGAAGTAATACCTTGGAGTGTACCAGTTTGATTCTGTCCGGTAGGAGCGAATCCAAATGGATTCTTGTCCTTACCATACTTGTAATCAAGGTAGAAGATAAGACCGGAAGGAAGGTTCATCGGCTGTACAGAAACGAATTCTTTAGCAGCGATTTGAGCGAACACCCTTCGAATAAGAGGAAGAGCAACACCAGTCCACTGCTCATAGCCTGCGCCAGCAGTACCTGCGGTAGTTGCAGATCCTTCTTTTACAAGTTGTCTTGCTTGGTTCTCAAGAAGAACTGCAAGAGTGCCCTTGTATTGATTACTCAGACCTTCTAAAAGGCCAGTTTTTGACCACTTATTTACGAGTGGTTTAATTTCTTCGGCTCTATTAGAGCCTTCGATGTTTTCAAATAAGTTCATAGTTATTAAGATTTGATGATTCCTGCTAATTGTTTAAATCTATTCATTTGTTCGTTGCCTTCAGCGATTACTTTTGTTTTCTTTACAGGAGCAGAAGCAAAGTTCTCAACTACAGGCTTTTTTGTTTTTACTTGTGAGTTAAAGGACTCAGACAAGGTTGCGAAGATAAGTTTAGCTTCACGTACGTTCTTTGCACGATCAAAAGTTTCAATGATCTTGATCTTTTGGTTCTCAGAAAGTCCGTTCTTTCTAAACAGCTTGTTAACATAGAGCAACTTAGCGTTAAGAAGATTAACTTCAGACAGCTTTTCACGAAGGAACTTAACAGCTGTGTAGGCTTCGTTAATTTCTTCTTCCATCTTCTTCATCTTCTTTTTCATTTCTACAACATTGCCATGACTACCTTTAGCGGTATCCATTGCTTGGTCAGATGCTTTTTTGTACTCTTCGTCGCCAGCTACTTCATCCATTTTGTTAGCATTTTCTTCGTCCTCATCTTCACCCTCTCTAAGAGCTTGGATCAGTTCGTCAAGATTTACTTCTTCGTCATCTTCTGGCTTATAGTCACCTTTCATTTCTGGTGTTGTTTCCTCTAAGCTGTTCATGTACTTCCAGAAGTCATCTTCTTCTTTGCTAGCGTTAGGATCTTGTGCAGCTCCCTCATGGAATTCGTTTTCGACTTCGTCGTCTTGGGGATTCATGTCTTCTTCTTCAAGTTGGCGCAAGATTTCGGCTAAATCCTCATCTTCTTCACCACCCATGTCGCCCATGTCATCGCCCATGTCTTCCATGTCGCCTTCCATGTCGTCACCTCCAACAGGATTAACTTCGAATTCCTGTCCGTTAACACTAAATGTGTTATCTTCCATTCCTTCTTCGTCACCCATGTCTTCAAGGTCACCCATGTCATCGCCGCCTTCTAAGTCGGCATCCATTTCATCTTCAGCCTCACCTAAGCCAGCTAGCTCTTTCATTCTCATTGATTCGTCGTCCATTGGCTCTTCGTCTTGCATCTCTTCTTTAATTTTGTTAGAGAGCATTGACTGCAGCTTTGGTGCGAACGCTTCTTCGAGAGCTAACTTTGCTTGAGCTAATGCTGTTTCACGTACAGCTTTTGCATCCGCAATAGCGTCTTTCAATAATTTGTTCATAATTAATTTTAGGATTTCTATGACTATTTAAGTCACAATACGTTAATGTAAAAAACACTATATTAGTTAATAGTGTATTCGTCTATAAATATAGACAAATTAAGAAAAAAAAGTTTTTTGTACTAAATTATTATAATATATCGTCAAAATTAACGAATACCGTCTTCTCGTCCGGTAATTTTACCGATATACCAAATCGAGAAACGTTAGTTACTGTGCCCTTATTACCGTTAAAAGTCAAATCATTATACTTTCTAACCTTGCTAGGGTCAAAACTAACTTCTAGCGATTTAAGTTCTTCGCTAGATTCACCACCTTCCTCACCACCTTCTTCAGCACCACCTTCAGCGCCTGCATCAGCTTCTGCATCGCCTTCACCTCCTTCAGCTTCACCCTCTTCACCACCTTCGCCTGATGCAGCAGCAAAAGGATTTGCTCCAGCTTCCTCTTCTCCGCCCTCTTCGTCCTCTGCTTCACGTAAGTTTATTGGTAGTAGTGATATTAGTTTCATGTTATTGTGTTTTCTTTTTTTCGTCTGCAACTTCTTGATCTGCCTTCTGCTTATCGATCTTAGCTTTATCTTGCTTCAACTTTAGTATTTTAGTCGATAAATCTGTTGACTGTTTAGTAAGGGATGCTGCGTCTGCTTCCTTAATTGCAGATCTGATTTCTTTACGAATTAGCTCTCGAAGCTGGTTTATTTTAGAGTTCATAGTATCTACCTAAAGTATGTCCAATCTCTTCGTATATTGACTCAAGTCTTTGTTGCAGTTTTGAGATTTCTGCTACAGATCTATTAAACTCCTTAACATTGGATTTTAATCCTCTCATGTTCTTTTTAACAGTGACTTCATCAAACCAATCTTCTGTTTCTTGCAAAGTGATCATCTCTGCCTTTTCTGCAAGCTGCGATATTGCTTCTGCAACCTTCTTTAAATCCTCTGTTCTGTACACAATGGAACCAAATTGGTTGAATTGCTTTATTTCATCTAAAAAGGCAGCTTTCTCATCAATAGAAGTCTTCTTATTACCGCTATTAAAATTTTCGTCGAGTAGGTTTTTTAATTTCATTGTCAAATCAATGTTATAATATCGTTAATGAGTTCATTCACCTTACCGTATTTAGCTGCGGTTTGTGTGTTCTTATTTTCATTTAGCTGATTCATAAAAGCTCCTTGCGTGCTTGGATTAGATACCAGATCCCAGCACACGATTTCAAAATCATCTTGTACTTCTACTTTACCTTCTCCAATGGCTTTTACAGATCCCATTCCTCTTGAGGATATACCCAATCTAATACCGGCTTTTAATAGCTCTTTTGCTATGTTGCCTGATGGTGTACCGAGTATCTCTATCTTTCCCATCAAGTTATTACCGTCCCACCAAAGATCCAATACGTTATGAGATACGTTGCTGAGGTTAACTACTGGGCTTTCTGGGTGATCTAATTCACCCAATGCTCTGCGCTCTTTTATAAATACACTCCTGTACTTATCCGCTTCTCTCCTTAGTATATCTACTGGATACTTTCTACCGTTCTGGTTAAGTGAGTCACAGCGTTGCATTATACCACTAAGCATTAGTTTGCCGTCGTTTTGAACCATAGACTCGTTGATCTGTTGAGGTGTAAGCTCAAAAGACCCAACATAATCAACTAACAGCCTTTTACTATCCATTTTTTCTTATAAATATGTTAAGCATTAAAATAACCTTTTAATTTCTCAACAATGTCGCTGTCTCCCATATCACCAATCTCCTCTCCACGATCGTCAAGTATCTTAGTTCCAACTATGTCAAACCCAACAGGCTCTCCGAAGTGATCAACATCAACATGCAATCCATCTGAGTCCTTTGTAATAGTTGCTTTCAGTCCTGCCGACTTAAATACACTTTCCACACCTGCATTTGTTCTTATTTCTTTGAGGTCTGCAAATTGTCTCGTTTTAGTTGCTATCTCCGTCATTCTGTCGGATATTTTGAGCAGTGCTTCATTTGTCTTTTTCCACAGTGCCGTATCATCAAGACTAGATTCTGTCTTTAGTTTGCTTGAGTGAGTTAGTAATCTGTTAATCTCTCTCAGTCTTCTGTTAATTTCAATGATAGACTCATTTACTTTTTTAACTGTGGATTTCGATTCGTCGTTCTTAAACTCCTTGTATGTTATTTCATGCAAGTCAACTGAATGCCTTCTAGTCTTCTTGGCCTTAATATCATATGCAGTTGCACGAGTTATCCTCTTCAAATCAGAAGCTCCTTCTCCACTAGGATCCCCAGTAAACGCTTGTGGTGTTTGATATCCAGGTGCACCAGCTGTAGTGCTACCCTCTTTTTTTAGCTTGCTTACTTTTTTTACAAACTTTTTTACCTCGGCTAGTTGTTTATTTGACAGCATTTTTCAGTTCCTTATGTAGTTCATAGTATAATAGGAGGGATAAGATATGGTTTTCGTTAACCGTTTTAATCTTATCATACTTGCCAAGCAAGTTTATAACCTCATTTAACTTGATCTTAACAACTTTATCTTGTACTGCGGTTGATTGTTTTAACAGAGCCTTTTTAATTGTAGCAGCTTCGGTAACAACAAATCCCTTCAATGTTACGGTGTTGGATACATTGTTAATATATTCCTTTAAAATACCTTTCTGTTTATCAGACAAATTCTTATATTTGTCGTTGAATTTATCAACTAGTAATCTGTAGGCTAGGAGTCTAACTGTCTCGTCTTGGTTTGTGTACTCGTTCAATATCTTTTTAATTGAACCATCCTCTACCCTTGGCTTCTTTTTATCTACGATGTGCTCAATAATAGTGAACCTGCTATTAACCAACTCATTTGGATTAACTGACGCATTGCCTTCAAATACTCTGTATATAGACGCATATAACTTATAGTCTGTTAGAGTTGTCTTGAAGAAGGATTCAAGATCGTAGTGATTCTTTACTTCTTTTATTAAGTTATACTTTTCCGTTCTCAACTTATCTAAGTCTATGCTTTTTCTAGCCTTTAACACAGCATTTATTAGATAATTTGCTTTTTCTTTTGACTTGTAACTTTCGTTTATCAGCGATTGATACAAAGCCAGCTCCTTTGCTAAACCTGTTTTACCATTAAAGTACTCTTTAATTATTTTAATGGCAGGTGAATTATCTCTACCCTGAATCGTATCCGCTGCTATCTGCCTTGTTAGCAATTCAAATAGTATTGCTGTGTTTTTAATCTTAGAATGGGTTGATTTTTTCATGTATATAAATATCGTTATTCGTCTATTAATCCAGATTCATCTAACATACTCTTCTTAGTCTCTTTTTGTTCAAGAATTGTCTGTTTGATTGCTTTTGTTTTGTAGTTTTTTAACTTACTTGCAGCGGTTACTGCATCTGATGTTTCATAGACTCTTCTGATTGCTTTTGCTCCTAACGGATCCCATCCAAGTGGATGCTGATGAGTGCCATATGTTCCTGGCTCTTCTGGTCTTCCTGATCCAGGCCAACCTCCAGGAGGTGCAGGTTCGCGTTCATCATAACCTTTAGGAACACCTCCACTACCTTTGTACAGACTTGCTAAGTCGTGTGGTGTACCAAATGATTGACCTGTTTTGATTGGATCATTACCCTCAGTCTTTATCTGCTCTATGCGGAAAGTATCTTTATTGTCGCTAACTATCCTTTCTAGTTCTTTTGCGTACTGCTCTGGTGACAGATTGAATAGATTTTCATATATCCACTGCTTGCTGAACAAGTTTTTCTCCATCATGTCTCCAGCAAGAGTCATCTTGTTAGTCCACAATTCAACCTTTTCTTTTTCATAAACTGTTGATGGAGCAGTGAAGCTTAATTCAAAGTCAACCACTTCCTCCTCTGTAAATCCTTGCGCGTATAAGTGAATAATTGCTATTTTGTATAATTCAGAAACTATAATTCTCTGAATCCTTTCTACCGTTCTTGCAAAGCGAAAATCCTGTGAAGCTAATGTTGCTTTACCTGTGGTATCTTCTTCAAATCCAAGATAAGCTTTTGGTATCTTCAGTGAACCCAAAAGCCTATTTTTCAAGTACTCTATATCTTGTATACTATCAAAGTTTAGTCCTGTGAGGTTTTCTATTGAAGTTCCACTCTCTCCACCGCGCACTGGCATGTAGAAATCTTCTAGCATGTTTTGCATGTTGAACTTTAGATTGTACTGACCAGTTTCAGGATCCATGTATGGAACTTTCTTCATCTTGTTGATGGTAAGCTCCATAAAGGCTTCAACTTCGTTTGGTGGGATATTTCCTATATCTATTTTGAAAACACGTTTATCAGGTGCTCTCATAATACGATGAATTAACATCGCATCTTCCATTAATACGATCTGCTTCCAAACCTTCCTTGATGGCTCGATCAGTGATCGACCATATGGTAAAAAGTTGGTATCGGTTAATAACCTAAAATGTGCTACTTCGTAATTGTCGTATTCTTCACCGTTTTGGTTGATTGTTGCAAATCCGCTTATCGCTGATACATCTCTCTTGAATCGCACTCTATGTGGATTTTCAGGGTCGAACATCTCCTCTCTTATCATTTCATATGCAGAGATGGGGTCCGCTCCAATCACACCAAACTTATCAGCTATATTCAAGTGAAGGTAGAAATCACCATACTTCAACATGTTACGTGTCCAAGGCCACATATTGAACTCAATGTTCAGAATGTCATAAAATAAGTTACGCAAAACTTTATTTATTCTTTCATTCTGAGATCTTATTGTTAATACATCGCCAAACTCATCTCTGGATGTACACTCATCTGCGTATAGATCTAAAGCACTTGCAATAATACTATCCGTATCCATTGCCTCATAATCACGGAACAGCTCAATTCTGGAGCTGTGAAGTAGTTGGCCTTGGTAGTAACTTAGTCCTGGTGTGTGTTGGTAAACTCTAGACCACCTATCAACCCTCCTGTTGGTCTCAATATTACCAGCAGACTGAATTCGATCCGTGTCTATAACCTTTAGTTGATTTCCGCCAACGTTTCTAATTATTACGTCGGTACTAAACAGTCTCTTTAATCTGCTGAACAGGTTGTTTTCCGCCATTTACACTATTTTTTATAAATATGGCGCAAACTACAATAACCAGGTTATATCTTCCTGATTACCTCCCTTAGAATCCATCTTCCATGGATTACTTGTTAAGTGAGTGCTTGTTTTGATTGCCACCGTTCTTTGTATGTTATTAACAGCCATTTTATTAAGCTCGATACCAGCTTGTCTTAACTTTAGAGCTGTATCCCTAACCCATAGACCTTGCGCAAATGACAGAACTAAGTCATCATTGTATCCTTGTTGCGCTTGTGGTTTATCGTTCTTCCAAACGAAGACCATAAGCTCATCTATAAGCCTCTTGCTGCGAACTATACATGATTTTTCTCTGAAATACAAATCCATTTTAGAGATCACTAGTGGTCTAATCTTATGACTCATTGTGAATCCGGCAACCATGTCAGATCTGTTTACAATATCATATCCTTTGGTTAAGAATGCATCTGAGTCAAATACATTGTCTTTGTAACTATAGTAAAGGTTCTTGTAACCTCTTTCTATTATTTGTTGGATAGTTGCCCATCCTACGTTAGCATTTTCAACTACAAGCAAAGCATCATTATACTCAGTAGCGATTGAAACGAGCATATTGCCAAAATCTTTCGTGTTAGGCTGCCCTTTATACTCCGCAACTTGCTCAGTTGTCTCAACATCTATTATGTGAAATGACGAGTAATCACTTCCATCCCCTCTAGCAACGTCCGCTGTTACAATATAGTCTCTAGAGTAATCAGGTGCAGACCATACCCATATATTATTGTCAAACCCTCTTTGATATAATGGATCTTTTGCATTAGTTCTAAGCAGTTCTGCTAAGATTGTTGGATCAATTACAGTATTACCTGAAGTCGAGAAATCACAATCACATTCTTGTGCTGCTAATCTTATTCCTAGCTCCTCGTCTTGTCTCTTTCTCCAAGCAATATCTCTTTCGGGATGTACTTGCCAAGGAAGTCTAAGCGTGTTGAATTTATTTTGTCCAGTTTCAGCAGCTGTCCATAGTTTGTGGAAGAAGTTACCAGTACCGTTGGGTGTTGATAGAATTATACCTCTACCACCAGTTGACAAAGTTTGTTGAAGTGAAGCCCACAACTCCTCTGCATTATCTACGAAAGCTGCTTCATCAATGATAACCAACGATAAAGCTTCCGAACGTCCTGATGTACCGGTTGATGCTACTGCTTTAATTTGGGAACCGTTAATCAGCCTTAGAGATAGTTTATTATCTTCCGCTGATTTAATTTTAAGCCACGAAGGTAGATTCTCAAACATTACTCTAACCTTTGTTACAAGATTCTTTGATGTCGTTTGGTCTATAGCAACTACTAAAATGTTTTTGTCATTATTAAAAAGAATCATCCACAGAGAATATCCAGCTATCAAAGTAGATATTCCAAGCTGTCTTGATTTTAAAATTATATTACGGTCGAATTGCGTGAATTTCTCAACAGCATCCTCTTGGTATGGATACAAGTGAAAAGGTATCTTTCCTTTCGTAGGATGTTGAATGTAGCAGTATTTTTTCATAAAGTATGCAGGGTTCGTTGCACACTTCTTATACTCCTCGCGTATAATATCCTTAATAGACTTTTGCTGTTCGCTCATTGTCTTAATGTAACCTACCTAATTAAAGCTGTATCTTGTTCTTTATAGTTCTCAATATCTGCATTTTACTATCTTTACCTAAACCAAAATGATTCATTATAGAATCAACTGAATCAGCCAGCTCATCAGAGCTTAGTTGTTGAAGGTTATTTTTTAACGCTTTAGTAAAATTATATGTTATTTTTTCAAGAACTTGACTACGATCGATCTCTGGCTCTTCCTCTTGAGGAGCCTCTTGATCAACTGGAGCCTCCTCATCTGGAATTTGCTCATTCTCTCTTATGATCCTTGAAATCTCTTTTTGTATAAGAGATCTAAATAAATTTTCTTGTATTTTTTGTTTACTTCGCATCTTGATACACGTCTATAAATTTTGTTGTTTTTGCATCAAAATTCTTTTTATCCTTAGAATCATAGATAACATGCTCAACAGCACCACCCTTCATTTTCATCTTACAAACGGTAGCATCCATCATTTCTAATCCTGATAGAGTGTATATAACACCAAATACCGCTTCTTTTTCTTCCACCTTAGCAACCAAAACTGCGTCTTTTATGATAAGATCTAGCTGACCAACGTTTGGCAGTTCAGCCGTAAAGATGTGCTGTTCTGCTTTTGTTCCGATATATCTAAAAAGCGGTGAATATCCGTGAGCAGTTTGAAATGCACGGAAGAAAGGTAGAGCTATCAGTTCTGGGCTTATCTCTTCCTTTGCTTCTATAAGCGGTAGTAAATTTCTTAGTTTCATAGTAGTACTATATCTATTTTATTTTTAACCACAATGCTGCCAAACTGAGCAAGCTCTTTTCTTAGATCGGCTGGAGATTCACTCGGATCCTGCATGTCGTATTCAGCATCTTTCATCATGCGAAGTGTGTCCGCAATCCACGACTTTGTAATATGTCGTTCATACTCTTCCTGCATTTGGTCGTATATAAAGTCCATTAAGTCTTGTGAAATTCCAAAGTCTCTTATTTTTGCTGCTGTGTATTTTTTTGGTTGGTTCATTTTATACTTTTTTATAAATATCGCTCAGAAACTGTTTTACCTGATAATGCATTTATTAACTCGAGATTAATGTTGTATTTTCGCAATCTTGCCGCTACTGCGGATAAATTTTTGTCTGAATCATCTACAAATCGAACAGTAGTGTAACCTCTCTTCACCTCATTTTCTATATAATCTGCTTTCTTCTCTGGATCAGAGCTTCCGACTCCAACTACATACACATTCATTTTGTATGCGTCTCTAAGATGCTTCATTATGGGAAAAGCTATCCTTCTAGCTGTTAGAATAGTTGTTTTAATGTTTGGATTATCAAGCGATGCTCGTAGCTGATCAATGTTGCTGTCAATGGGCTTTGATGATCTGATCATCTTGTCAAACTCTGTGAAGTCAAAGGTTTCACCAGGCTTGGCTACATAAGTAGCGTATTCGTGGCTAGTAAGAGCTCTTCTACTACCATTTTGGCCAACAACGATTATTGGCGTGTCTGTTTTAACAATAGTATCATCAAAATCATATACGTGTAGAGTGTTTCTACCCGTTAACTCATTTAATAGCTCTGTTAAGTTAAACATTAGGTTTAAACCAATTTGAACAATATTGACTTGGATCCTTTATAGGATCACCACCCTTTTCAGTAAGAAGTTGCTCAGTGCCCATATACTTCACGTAGTCTGTGTTGTTACACATATGAACACCCTCTTTTATGTAGTAAAATTTACACACATGACATCCAAATCCTTGCTTAGAATACATGTAAGGATCGTACTGTTCTTTCTTATCCTCTAGTATTTCTTTTAACTTAATCATTTGGATAATACAAAAAAACTAGAGGCTTCGTTGGATCAACTGACGCTTGACTAAACTTGTAGTAGCCTTTCTCTCCGTATTTGTTGTTAATCTGGTTAAGTATAGGCTCGACTACAGCCTTTTCACCAAACTTTTCAAGACCCTTAAACAATCTAGTCTGATTTTGTGGATAAACATAGATATTGCCTTTTGGACACATTTCCAAGGTATAGAACATGTCAACTAATTGGACTGGAACTTTCATTCCGCCCAAGTAGGTCATTTCCTCCTTTAAAAGTGACTTTAGCTTTATCATTTACTTTCTTTATCCTTTACAGCCTTTTTCATAGGCTCCTTTTTGTTACCATCCTTATCCATATCAAGGTAGTCTGGTTTATTCTCTTCTTCTTTTAGAGCTTGCTTAATAGCTTTGCGAATATACTCGCGCAGTATTTGTTCTTTTGTTTTCATTGTTGATTCTTTTGGTGCATTAATATGAAGCGCAGCTAATTGAGCCTTTGCTTTTTCTTTTGACATTGGTTTTTTAGAAAAAGTTTTACTAGAATCCTTTTTTCCAACTTTGTAACCGCCATCTTGTTTTCTTAATTCGTATGGCATTAATCTGATCCTTTTTTAATTGACTCTTTTAACATATTGTCGAGAGCTTTGGTAGAGCTCTCAGATACTTTAAAAGGCTCTTTAAAGTTAATATCACCTGCTTGCAATGCTGCATTTACGTCGCTTTGATTGACACCAGATTTACCAGCTTGTGGCATTATGTTTCGTGGGTACGGTCCTTTCATAGCAAGTATTAGTTTATGGTTATTAGCGATGTAGTTTGCTACTGTTGCTCTACTAAGTGCTTGTCTTCTAGCAAAAGCCTTTGAGTTCTTGTCTTTGTCTGTTTTTTCGCTAACAGTATCTTGCTGTGTGTCAGATGGTTCTTTAGTGCTAGTCTTTCCAAAGAGTTCTGGCTTATAGGTCATAAACTTTTTTATCTCCTTTCCTCCAATACCCTGTTCAACGTACTTCTTAACTTCACCCGGTGAGGTAGCCATTAAATCTTTTCCCTCAAACGGTTTAGTCACAACTTTACCCGCCTTGGCTGCGATTGCTAGTTGCATAGCTTTTAATGCCTCACCAGCGTCCATACCAGCAGGTGCCTTCATAATATCGCACATCATATCTGCTTCTGGGTTGATCATAAAACACAAAGACCATCTGTGGTGACCATCAAGTATAGCGATCTTTCCGCCAATTTCTGCACAGAGTACAGGTATTTTTCCATCCGGTGATGGCATCTTAACCGGATTTTTAAATGCTGAGTCTATAGCACCGTATTTATCGTTTATGATGTCGTCCAAGCTGTTACCAAATCCTATTTCTGCTTGGGTTGGATACATTTTTTTGGCAGGTACTGAGGTTGTTGTAAAACTTACTTTTTCATCGTCAGGTGCACCATCTTCTGTACCTTTTGATGCTACCTGCTTGAAGTCAGCGTTTCCTGCTTTTGCTTTTAGGTCACCAACGGCTCCTGCTAAGTCTTTACTCATAGCTTTTTCGAGTTCTGCGGATGCATCCTCAATTAAGGAGTACCTATCAAAGTGGAGGTTATATACCTCCTCGCTTATTAAGCCAGCTCTCCACTTCATCTGTAAGGCTTGTTTAGCCTCTTTTACTGTTGTTGTATTTCCTTTCATTTTACCATTTTCTACAGGACCAGTATCTTGCTTTATACTTAGGTCCAGGGTTATCACAATTATGACGAGCCCTGAAAGATCTTCTGCGTTCAGGGTTTGATTTTTTAATTCTCATGTTTGGGTCTCCAAAGTTTACTTTTACAACCTTATCACCCTTTTTCACATAAACCTTAAACTTCTTCACGTCCCCTCTAGTAGGTTTATTTAGTTGCACTGTACGGCCTTGATACTCTGCTTCTGTAAGTTGAAGCTTACCAGACTTAATGTCTTCAAGTAATGCAATTGCACACTTATTACAAACCGATACCTCATTGAAGGAGCCACCCTTTGTTAACATAATATCTATTGTCTTTTCTTCTGGGTATTTTACTTTTTTGACCTTGATATCGGATGGAAGCTTTTGCAGTAGGCTTTGCCATGCTCTTTCTGCCTCCTTTGATCTGTAAACCGAATGTAGAACCATGTTTGGCTTATTATTCAATAAGTCAACAATAGCTTTTTGATATAATCCTTTACCTCTGTGCTTTGGATCTATATTCGCATCAACTATAGTATAATGATTGCCGTCTGATTCTAACTCAAAAATGCCAATCTTTTTACCATCTTCAATAATAGTAACGACGAGATCACCATCTACATCTTCTATACTTACTTCCTCGTTCGTAGCATTTATCTTCTTAGCGGCAGAAACGGCTTTATTATAGGCCTCTGAACCTTTACGTGCAGGAGCTTCTCCACGAGCTCTTTTTGCTCTTATATTATGCCAAAGTCCTTTTGATTCTTCTGATGTCATTTTTTATTTTCTTAAATACTTTGACAGCTCGCCTCCTATTGCTGATGCAGCAACTTGCAAATCACTAAGCTGGTGGTCTGATAAAGCACATTTAGTAGAGTACTCTACACCAAGAACACCAATAAATCTACCATCGATATTTCGAATGCTAAAGAGGTATGAGGATTTTGAACCATTTTCCTGAGCTAAAAATTTCAATCCATATGTTAGTGCTAAAGGATCCTCGTAGTCTGGTATGCAGATCACATCCTCATTTGTAAGGTGCTTTAAGCTTCTTGAAAACAAATTAACTGGAATATTTTGGAAGGTCTGCTGTCCTGAAAACTTACTATCGGAAACCACTTCATATAACATACTAAACTTTTGAATGCTCTTACCCGTAGGATAATAATGTCCTCCATTATGGAATTGAAGAATGTAAATTCTATCAGCGTCATAGTCCTCTTTTAGTTCCTCCAGCTTGTCGCTAACCTTTTCAGCAAGTGTTATTGCCTCCTTGAGTGGGTCTGTTGTTTTTTCAAGCCACCTCAATATTAGTCTAACAACTACAGGTCCAATAACTCCTGTAATAAACGCTGCTACCAGTGCTATGTAATTAGGATTTGGTGTTGGCATACTTTTCTACTAATTCTGTTATTTTAGGCTCCATAACTTCCTTTAGTCTCTCTGTTGTATTACCAATCCAACTTTCTACATCACCATCTTCGGTAATGTAGCTTTTGTTAGTTGATTCATTAGCAAACTCATCAAAAAAAGTTGCTAAATCTAGCACATAACCCTTAACATTAGCTTCAATCCGCTTCTGCTCATACTCTTTATACTTACCTTGCTTAATCAGCTCGTGCTCAAACTCAACTGTGCAATCTAAACAAACTTTGTTAAATTTGTATATATTTGCATGAACTCCTTTTAAAGCTCTACTGCACTTTGGACAGCATAACGGCATTTGCAGATCCTTTCTAACTTCTGAAAACCTACTTACAGTTCTCTTAATACCGTTTTTAATAGTCCAGGTTTTTCCTCTCTCTACCCAAACATCACCTTCCTTTCTCATATACCTCCCTCCTCTTCTTCTTCAGCTCTAGGCTTCAATCCATATTTTTGAATCACTTGCTTAATGTTGCGATTGAGTCTCCTTGCTGCGAGATTTATTTCTTTACTTATAGCAATTTCAAATTTTTCTTTTTCCTGTTGATCCGATATAATCTTGTAGTACTCTTTACCTCCAGTAGAGCTAATGCTTATTGTAAAGCTTAGCTCTGGTTTACCGGAATCTCCTACGTTGGAGAATTTGTGGTCCAGGTGAAAGGACAAATTTAGTGCAGGTGATTGTCCTATCACCTCCTTCTTCTCCGCCAATTGTTGGGGAGTAAGCATCTCCTTCCTTAATAAGTTTTTTAATTTCATCTCGACTTTATTTTATATAAATAGTAAGATTTTTTATTCAAAACGCATATATCCAAGTATTTGGTTAATTGGTGCAAATGCACCTGTCAACTTGTACAACTTTCCCTTATATGTAAAAACTAATCCCTCTGTTGGTACAATTGCCGAGTAACCTCCTAATTCCTTGATTCTATTTAGTTCTCTTTTTAGAAACTTTGTTGCCGCTTCACTATCTTGGTATCCTGGTGTTGCTGCTACTGCTCTTATATTATCAATTGCTGTGTCAAGCTCCTTCTTAATCTTTCTGACAGACTCGTCCGGGTTCAGTGCTACCAAATTTTCTAGATTTTTAAGCACTCTTGCTCCTAACCTTAAAAATAACATTTCAATAGGCTTACCAGCTATCTTCTTTTGATCATTGACTTCCGTTCTATCAAAGTCAGTTACCCACGCTCTAAAATCATCATTCTTTATAGCCTTTTTTACAACGCCAATAGATGTCGATTTATCTGTGAAAGCCCAACGACGTATTAAATAATTTAAGACTTTTTTTGGAATTTTATATCCATAATTTTTAGCATTTTGCTCTATATACTGCTTCCACCATTCAAAAAAATACGCTGACAGCTTCTGGTTTTTGCTTAGATCAAATCTACTCCTAATGTTATCTAGATCCGCAAGAAATTCTGCTTTTTTGGCTTCATAATCTTCATCAGTCTTTACTTTAGCAGGGTCTGTTGCACGTATCTGATATGTTTTTTGATTTTGTAGTTTCTGTGAATCAATCAGGCTTTGTAATTTAGTAACGGGCACTTGCGATTCAGATACTACATTACCATTCTCATCATAAGTCTTAACGTGATGCAGTCTTAGCTGTGCGGCACCGTAAGGTATTACATTCGATGTGTCTGGGTATAGTACCTCTAGTGATATAAAGTTTTTGCCGTTGGCAAAGATTTCTTCTCGGTCTTGTGGAGACAATTTTGATATTGCTGCGTCAAGATCCTTCATAGCTTCAACAAAAGCAACTTGAATCGGACCTCTATTACTGAACATTTTTTTCATCTCCTCAATGGAAAGTGCATTTTCTCCAAAGTTTTTAAGATGTGTTTTGTTTCTTGCTGCTATGAGCCTATTATCTTTGTAAGATATCATTAGATTTTGGCCATCTAACTTTTCTTGGGCAAGATCTAGTTTACCTGACAGTGATGCGTCAATCATCTGCTCAACATCATCAAATGTCAATTCAGTGTCCTCATAAGGATGTGCTAAGTGACCTGCACCTCCCCCCTCTGTTAACATTTCTGATAAGTTAACTCTACCAGTTAGCCTTTGATATATCTTTGCTGCTATATCTTGTGGTACGTCTGGGTAATTAGTTGTAAAGTTTTTGAGGTTCTTTGTTGCTAAATCACTTCGTAGTACAGAAGCACTTATACCCGTACCATTATTTTTGTCTGTACGATTTCTATAAAGCAGTGGCTTTGGGTCAACTGGTAGCTCAACTGCACTAACTCCTTTGCGCTGATATTTGCCGCCATTTGAGTGGTCCTGTACAAACTTCTTAACTCTAGCATAGTCTTCACCTTTTGAGCTGGATGCTAGAGCGTACATTCCGCTTGGCGCTGTTTCTAAATACTTGTAAGCAGCTGTTAATGGTGACTCAACACTCGTTGCGATTACCTGTGTATTAGGTACATCCTTGAGCAACATCTTCCATATAGCTATGGAATCGCTCTGGGTTATGCCTTGTCTTGGGGTAGGACCCACTAAAATAATTACATTAGATACTTGTGGCAGGCTAAAATAGTTCATTACAAGGTCTAAGTGACCACCATGTGGAGGCTTGAATCCGCCAGGTAGTAGAACTGTAACACCTTGAGAAGCTTCTAATAAGGTATCAACTAAATGCTTAGCTAAATTATTCATCCTTTATAAATAGCTACGGGATCGTTTACACGCTTTAGTTTTTTTAATTCAAACTCCAGATTTTGTATTCTCTCTTCAAGCTTTACTATTATATCTATTAAGGATTCTCTTCTCTTTTGTGTGTTTTTAAAAACAATATCCTCCAACACAACTTTTCCATCAACAAATAGCCTATAATCACCATACAAATGCTCTTCTGGTGAATGTCCTATATAAACTTTCTCAACGTTTCTTGATGGGATTAGTTCTCTGTTTTCAAGCTGCTTTGTTAGTGGATTATACGACAAGTACCTTGTAAACAAAAAAATTCTATCATTTAGCAGTTGCTTATCTGTTTGTGGTAATCCTATACGAACATTAAAAGGATTGTCAGTATGCTTTTCTTTTATTTCGTTATAGGTTTGTCCAGACCACTGCTGATATATATTTTTCAGCTTAATCTTACCTATGTAAGATGGTCCACCTATACACTGTGCTACAGGTATAGGTACCTTTACTCTCGATATGTTATTAGATATAATCATTCAATAGCGGTTTGTTCATCTAGATCTGTTGGCTGCGTTGGTGGTATTTGTGTGAGTTCGGATGTTATGTTTGTTGATGGTGCAAGTGTAAGCTTTTGTGCTTGCTGGTAGTAAGGTCTTACCACAGTCCAGTTATTCTTGTATCCTTCACCCGAGGAGACGATTGCAAAATACGCTGTAGTGTCAATAGGGAAGCTTGGGTCTACAAATATGCTGCGTTTTGGTCCACGCTTTTGTGCATAGTACCTAACCTCTGCATCGAAGTTAACAGGCTTGATGTATCGTGGATCTGTTGTAACTCCAATCTTACACCACTCAATATCGGATATTATACCACCCCACAAAGCGTTGAGAGGATTGTTAGTAATTTTATAAGATCCGGGTTCAGCAAGTGGATTAGTATCTAACTCAACATCTAATCCACATCCATCAAAAACAAGCTGAGCCTTTTCTCCGTACTGCACAAGTACAAGGTCATACACATCAGTTCTGTATCCGGATCCAGAATCAAAAAATACCATCTCTGGTGTAATTCCGTAAAAGTTACCTATAGTTACTATGTTGTTGTTTGGAGGAAAGAATCCTTCTACTCCAGGTACAATGCGTTTGTCTTGAGGCAGATTACTAGCTACATCAGCTATGTAAACCATTAATTTAGCTCCTTTATCCGGCGCATACTTTGTTCTATCAGCAGTCTTATTTATTGATGTTATATCGTTAAATAGTAAGTAAGGCGTACCGTTGTCTGGATAGTTTATTCCGAAGTCTGGTGCTGTAGTTATTTTAAATTTTACGTTGTAAACTCCTCCATTTTCAAAAAATCCATACTCAAATCCACCGCTAGTGATTGGATAAAAAAGTCTTGATGTTTTTAGGTAGTAGTTTAGTTTTTCTAAATCTTGTTGAACTAATTGAATATCGTCACAGTTATTGGAGCTCAAGTCTAAGTTATCAACGTGCGCTTGTGCTAGTTCCCATTTATCTAATGCGACCCCATCGGCCAAGTAAAATGGACGACTATACTCATTTGTAGGAAGCTCATCCGTTGGTGCTGCTGTAAATAGATCCTGGCCTCCGACATTAGCATACGAGTACATATATGCTAGAGGTGCTGCTGGGTTGATTAGGGGAAAGGAAGGGCTATTATACAAAGGTAGCATTGGATCATACCTATACCAACTAGAGGTTACTATAGCCGATGCGGATGGCATCCAAAATGCTGAGGCTGTTGAGGGTTGTACCCATTCAAAATCGTTGACGTAATCGGAACCTGCTATTCTAAAGGACCACATATTCCACGAGTATCCACCATAATTGTTAAAACTAAATGTTGGCCAGAAATATGTTGGAGCATCCCACAAAGTGGGATCAAGGGATGATGTTCCTGAGTTTGGTTTTACTGAATCGTGACTGGGGTCATTTTGTCCTATCTCATAATATATAGGACACTGAATATCAAACTTAGACACTTCGCTTGCACAAAAGCCTGGTGTCTCGTTTAGCATGTTTAATACCAAATTTGGTATGTAAGTTACATACTCAGACTGCTTACCGTCTGAGGTATAGTACTCCAGCTTGACGTCAATTGACTGAGATAGATGTGCTTCATCATCTTGTAAAATGTGTAGCGAGTCAGGTGTTGCTGCTGTAAACTGTAGAATGCTTGGGGTGTATCCAACTAAATCGAGAGGTGTTATACAAATAGAAGACACATATGCACTTCTAGAAGAGGTAGTATTAGATTTCAATCTAAATAATGGTCTACCAAAGCCATCGTCGTCCGCATAAAAATCAAAAACAACATTGTCGTAAAACTTTGTCGATGCTCCGTTAATATTTGAAACTTTACCAACTAACCTACCTAATTCAGTGTATCCACTACCGGATGCATCATAGTCGGGTGAACGCTTGAACGCCTTTGGTGCCGGAAATCCTAGTTGGGTGGGTTTTAGAGGTGTGCTATTCATATACACCTCCAACTCACATCCTGGGTCTAGTGTGCAGTAAAAAGACAGTGAATAAGGTTCTCCAGGTAGATATGTTTGGTAGTATCTACTGAAAAATCCTCTTTCAAAGCTGCCTGTATTAACAACTTTGATTGAGTTTGCTAGTGGATAGTTTGTCGTTACTATTGTAGATCCTGACCTATTGAAGCTATACTGCTCAAGTCTTTTGTTCTTTATGTAAAACCCTCTCCAATAATCCGCTGCGACATCAGGGCTAGTAAACTCTCCGTATAAGAAAAAGTCACTTTGATTTTTCATATACACCGCCTGATTTGTTTTGTCAGTGTCTATTAAGTACTCAGGACTTTTTACAATGTGGTCATTTAGTAGATAGTATTCTGTGTTTTGGCCAGCCTCTTTAACATATGCTTTTATTCTATACACATCGCCTACAATTGGCTTGAAATCTGTTAAAGTAAACTGTATGTAGGATGAGCTGAAGCTTATAGATTGAATCTCCTCTTGTGTTGACTCTGGGTATGCAAAGGAGGCCGTTACGTTGTACAGTGCACTTAGGTTAAGTGCACGCTCAAGAGTTCTATTAGGATTTATCTTATCAATTACCTTGAGAGATGGTGGATGACTCAATATAGCTAAATCTCTATTTACAACTGAAATAATTTTGGGTTTGTACTTGGAGTACTGCTCTTGTAGAGAGCCTGTTCCACCTAATATCTCAAACAATGATCCTGATTCTGGTTGGTATGTCCAAGTAGTCCTCATACTCTCGCCATTGTCAAGATCAGATAGTGATAAGGTGGATCCCTCCATATCCTTGGTGAAAGGATTTATTAAGTTTGCTTTCCCTCCCCTTGCGTACTGCAGCATCGTTCCATATCTAAAGTATTCGGAGTAAACGTACCCATCTATTACATCTTTATGATACTTTCTTATGTTGGTTTGGACGATGTTTGCTGTTGATGATTTTTGGAAATAGTTATATGTGTTTCTTAAATCTTCAATATCTTGTATATCATCTGATGTGTTCATCTTAACATCAAACCCAACATTCTCAGTATTCACTATACGTAAATCAGTTAATGATGACGTCACTAACTTGGTGTTTATATTATACGTTCCAACATTAAACTTATATGGTACTAATACTTGGGATACCGTTACTTTAGGACCTTTCTGGAAGTGGATATCTGTTATATTTCTTTCTGTGGGTTTAATATCAACAGAAGTTCTCCATCTAACATTATGTTCAAACACATGCTCTGAGGATGGCATTGTTATTGAGTTGCCTGATTGATCATATAGAGCTATTCCAACGATGTCGATTGACCCAACACCTACGGGTTGAAGGTCATATACGTAGATGATAAAATAATGGTAGCCAAATCTATCCTTATAATTAGTATACTCAACGTAGAGGGGATTTCCTTCGGAATCCAATACCTCCATGTCCACATAAGTATCAGCTCTCAACTTTGGACCATCTAATCCAAGCTTAACAACGTTCTTGCCGGCCGTTAATGTTGTTGGAAATTCTACTATATTAAAATAGTCAGGAGATGTTGCTGTGTAGTCTTCAACCGCATATAGCTTGTAAGCATAACCTCTTTTTTGTCTTTTTTTATATACGGATTCAAACATACTGTCTGTTTTAGATAAATATCTAGCTATAATTTATGTAGCTAAACTCTCCGTTTTTGTCAATAGTGAGTATGTGATCTACCATGTCTCTGACAACATCTATGTGTGATATTACTAGCGTATACTTAAACAAATCTTTTAAGTGATTAAAAAGCATGTGCATTGAATTGAGATTGCTGCTGTCAAGTACTCCAAGCCCTTCATCTATTGCTATAAAGTTTGGTTTCGGTAAATTTGTAATTTTTATTAGGGCAACGCGAATTGCAAGACTCGCAATAAACTTTTCCATACCCGACGATAATTCCAGAGGCCATCTGTTATTTTCGTAACATATGTACACGTTTATTGATTTACCATCCGCTTCAAAGGTGAGCGTAAAATCAACTATCTGTGATAGTAAGTTATTAACGTATTGCTCAATGTGTGGTATAGCCTTAGATATCAAATTATACTGAATTCCGTCCCTACTTATTGCTTGTGAGTATAAACTATATGCTACCTGTTTATCTGCTAGTTGTTGCATGTGTTCTATGTTTCGAACACACTCATCGATTACCTTTTCTGCTACCGCTATTTTACCGTGAAGTGTTTGCATCTCTTTTGAAGCTGCTGCCTCTTTATTTTTAACCTCCGACGCAGATTTTTTAACTTCTAGGATTTGCTGTTGTATTTTCTTATTATGTTCAATAGTTGATTCGTTTTCGTGATACAATACTATGTTAGCCTCAATAGCTTTCAGCTTACCACTAAGGTTATCTATTGTTGATTCTGCTGTTTCTATTTGTGATTTACACAAATTCTCTTTGTCTGTTAAGGACTTCAAGTCGGTGATTAAAAAACTAACTGTGTTGTAATCATCCTCTACAGATTTATTAGTTTCAAGATATAACTCAATCTCTCTCTTTTCATCCAACTTACTTGTAACTGTTTGCTTATCCTGTTCTAATTCCTGTTTAGTTTTGATAGCATCTTTTACAAATACATTATCAATACAGTACTTGCAATTAGGATCATATTCATGCTTTTCAAGATTAGATAGTTTATCAAGCTTGGACTTTATTGTAACCTTTAAATGTTCTAATTGAGTTGTTATGTGTTTTTGACGCTCAGCATAACTCTGATAAGCTCTGTACCTTTCAACTAAGGTATCTTTATCGTACTCCCTAAGATTATCACTAACCTTTTTAATAGAATTACCAAACCCATCCTTTATTGTTTTTAAGTCTTTGAGCTTTGATTGTTGATGCTCAATATCCTGTAATAAAGTAGATTTTTCTTTTTCTAATTTTGGAAGATCAAGATCTTGGGCCTTGTTTGGTCTTATGAGCTCCGCTAAGTTAAGAGCTTCTTGCATGTAGGTGTCAAGCTCAGTTTTAATTTCTTTATGTCGTATCTCAACAGCATTGTATTGACTACTACAATCTTCTTTCAACGCTTCGGCATCTCCAAGCTTTGTTTCAAAGTCCTGTTTCTGATATTCTTCCAAGAGAATAGCTGACGATCTCGTTTCTTTGTTAGCTAAGTCATATAGCTGATCAAATATGTTAAGGTCGAGGAAGTTTGCTAGTAGTTCTTTTCTTTCTCCTTGCGTCTTTTCTATAAAATTAGAGTTGTTGCCTTGCAAAGACAATGCTGTCAATATAAAATCATCAAATCCACCTACATATGATTGAATTATTTTATCTGTGTCCCTTCTCTGTTCTCCGTTAAGAGATATAGATTCTCCATCTTCACCTATATACCAAAAATCTATATCCACTCTCAACTTACCTGCAAGAGGACCTTTGGCATAGCGAGTTGCACGCTTTTCAATAAAATAATCAACACCCTCCAACTCAAAATTAAATTTGCAAGTAAACCAATCAGATTTATTATTTAGTACTTGATCTGCCTTTGTTGCTCTGAATGAGTGGTCAAATAGACAAAAGCACAGTGCGTCAAGTATAGCCGATTTACCGGCATGATTTGGTGCAAACAACCCACATAATCCAGTCATGTTGGTAAAGTCTACCACGTTTCCTTCGCCATAAGAAAACATATTTGAAAACTCAAACTTTTTAGGCTTCCAGGTAACGTTGCGTACAGTTTCTGTTTGTGGTAATTGACTATTTAATGCTTTGTTGATTGCAAATACCTGCTCAAGCGTCTCTTCATCTATTGTTTGTTGACTAAGGTACTCCTTTATCATTTCATTTTGAAACTCAACTCTTCTAACATCACCTCCGCTGAAGGTCGTCTCAGTGGTTTTAGATCCCTCTTTTGCGTCCACATTTGTTATTACAACATCACTATTTTTGTACTCCTTTCTTATTGTAGCCAGCACCCTTTTTAGTTGCGCTGGTGATGTATTTTTTGTTTTGAGGCGGACGCTTGTTTTAGATGTTATTGGTAGATTATCAGGCAGTACCCCATCTTCTATTGATAATGTGAAGTAGCCGTAGTCATTAGGAATCTCTAAAAATTTTAGTTCTAGCGTGTTGACGTCGAGTATTGCTGGTCCATGACCTTCGTAAGCCTCTCCAAAGTTTTGTTGTATAAGGGAGCCTGGATAGAATACTAACGGATCTGTGCTTAGAATTTGTCTCTTGTGTATATCTCCGAGGAGTGCTGCGTCGTATCCATCAAAGTATGACTTACTCAATCCTTGCAGAAGTTTTATGCCTGTATCTGTTGTACTCGCTTCGACTGTGCCATGATAAAGAGCAAACTTTCTTTTTACCTTCTTTTTAATAGAATCGACGGTTGGATATTTATCAGGAGTATCCAATACAGACATAACCGTGAAAGCAATATCTCCAACTTCGTAGTTGCCTGTGTCTTTGAGGTAAAAAAGATTCGAATGTTTTAATGCATCAACGATAGGTGTCAATGCGTCCAATCTGTTATTGTTGTTGAGGTTTGTATCGTGATTACCACATATAACAAACGTAGGCACTAAATCAGCTAAACCAGTAAAAAAAGACGAAACCATTTGGATTAACTCAGGGCTCATGTCTGTCTTAGCATGTACAATATCTCCACCAATAACAACAATCGTATTTGCTGGTGCGTTCTTTGTAAGCTCGTTCAGCTTATCAAAAACATCCTGATACTCTTTATGTCTCTTCCAGTTGCGTATGTGTATATCGCTAACATGAATTATATAATCAACTCTGCTTAACCCACAATTCATCTTTTTCATGCTGACATTCTGTATTTAATAAGATCCATAAAAGTAAATGGCTGGCTCTGTTTTACAAGCTCCGTCATTGCTTTATACCCAAGTTCGTTTGGATCTTTTTTAGTTAGATTAACAAGGCACACATCTATCCCACTATTCATAAAATACTCTAGTTCAGTTAATGCATCTGATACTGCATCTTGATCTAAACTAATATACAACTTAGGAACTTTATTTGCTACGATATTGTGTCTTAGCGTTGGCATGATTCGTTTACCAAATAAAGGTACTACATTCCTTTTTGTCGATATAGCATCAAATACACCTTCGACTAAGGTTAGTGGTTGATTGTAACTTATTTGATTTTCGAAACCTACCACATCTTTACTCCATATTGGATTCTTGTGCTTGAACGATGTATTGTAATAGCTTCTACCCATAAAGTAGTTAAGCCTGTTTGTCTTATCGTAGCTAGGCACAATTATCATTCCACTGTACTCTCCCTCCTCACAATAGCCTATGTTGTACCTTAATATGTCAAGAGGTGTTAGTCCTCTTACATTTACGACATAGTGAAGTGCATTCTTATAGTGAGGTGTATTCCAATTTATATGTAGTGGACGAAATTCGTCTGGGAGTTGCTTTGACTGTTGTACTGTCTCCTTGCCTTGAGATTGAATAGGATCAAGCTCCTTTGCCGCAACAAGAAGCTCCCTTGAGCCACCAGTCTTTTTTAATAGACTATAAACGCCAGTACCCTTTATATTACAGACCCAGCAATGCCATCTCTGTGTTTGAGTATTTATCTGAAGCTTTCGCTTGTAATGATTACATGCTGGGCAGAAATAGCTCATTTCACCCTTTCTGTGAGGAGCTCCTTCGCCTAGATGGGCGTTGACTATGGATAGTACTTTTTGTGTTTGCAGTTCTTGCGTCATTTATAAAACTATACACTTTTATTTGTGGGAAAGCCACTCATCAGGTATAGTTTTTTCAGCAAAAATAAATCCATACTTGTTACACCAATCTGCATAGGTTGTTTTGGATCGTTTGTTTAGTTTGTTATTTGCATTTTGAAAAACAAATCTTATATCTAAATCAGGATACTGTTCTTTAATTAGTAAATGTTTTTTTCTATCCGCTGCTACGAACCTACCCTTAGTTTCAACAAAAATACCATTGGGTAACTTGAAGTCTGGGGTATATTTTCTATCTGTTGCTGGGAAGATGTATTTTATCTTGTGTTTTTCATACTCACCATCCACTCCGACTGCTTTTAAGGATTCGTCGACTGTCTGCTCAAGTCCACTTCTATAACCTTTTATTCTTGCTGCTTGTCTTTTTGTAACCTTTCTCTTCATCGATCAAATTTTACTACGAACGTTGTGTCTGTTGTTCGTGATGTTTGCACTGGTGTTGATAGTTTGCCAACTGCTACTAAATTACTCATGTCATCGTATAGTCCAACAGTTGTTACGTAAGGTCTGAATGCAGAGCCTGTATATCTACAAGCCGTTTCTAGTTGATTTGTAACTGCGTTCCATGAAAAGGTTGTTGGGTTAAGCGTTCTTGTAAAATCACCAGGTCCAACTGTACAAAATACCTGTGTTTCGAGCAATGTTACTGTTGAATTAAACCTCATTTGTTTAGGTGGATTATTCTTTCCATCCATTCCAACTGGACCTGTTAACACTATCATACCTGTGTTGTAAAATACGTTACCACAATATCCATCAATCCTACCACCTGAGTCGGTTATTTGTATTACTTCGTCCGCCGTTAGTGCTCTATCAAATATGTGAAGGTAGCTAACTGTTCCATCTAGTGGATTTGAGTCATCACCGTTGCATCCTAAAACAAGATTAGAGTTATTTGCACATAATATATCGGATGAGCCACAGCCAGTTGCGTCAATAAATGGATCAACTACTGTTATTGGTCCGCCACCGTTGCTATATATTTGTATTGTGTCTCCAACTCTCTGTATAACAATGTGTGCGTTTGCTGTGTTTCCTGGTACTGTTAATGTTGTACCTCCACCGCTTTTTGTAAAAGTAGCAATGCCACCGTTAAGTGTTATTTTGTATGGATAGTTGGATGGTAATTGTGTATTTTGAACTGCTGACCCGCTCGAGTTGTATGTCCATTCTTCTGTTGGTACTTGTTTTGTGAGTAACGTACCAGTTCCAGTAGCCTTAAAAGCAATAGCAAAATCTCTGTTTGTAAAATTAAGTAATTGTTTTACTTGTGGATTTTCCAAAGCTTTTAAATCAACTCTAGAATTATCAACTACTAAATTAACCAATCCATTAACATCATCTTCAAAAGTAACGCCTTTCATAAAGGATTGTAATCTACATCCTCCAAACGATAGTGGTTGATATTGATTACCAGTAGGCTCATCAATGAATTTGTAGTACCTATTAAATGTCAAACTGAACAACAAATCTCTGTATGTAGATTGTGCTGAACTACTTATAATGACGTTGCCGTAACCATCATCAATAAGAGTAGCGTTACCATTTGTAGTTAATCGAAGAGATGTTGGTAAAATTCCTTCTCCTATCTGCCTTCTAGGGCAAGAAATAACTCTTGCTTTCCATCCATAATCTCTGTACTGGAAGTTTATGTTTGTGTTGTCTGGTGTTGAATGGTTGTGGGATAGATAATGTCTGTAGTACATTGCATCTATTTGTTGATGCATCGCAGACAAAAAGTATTCATCGGGGTATGGAGGATTAGTTGTTGCATCAAATAAGCTCGTTATGTTAGGAGCTCCTACATCAATGCTAGTATGTCCAGGGTATTGAAATCCGTATGATGAATCTAGATCATATTCTGTATCATAAGAGTAAAATCCGGCTGGATTGTTGAATGATGTAACGGTTACTTCTCTAAAAGATTGAAAAGGTGTTATCTTAACATCTTTTGGTTGTAATGACTTGTATATACCATTTACACTCATGCTTATAAATATGGAGCTGTTTTATAATGCAAATCCTCTC